TACAGTTGCTACAAATATAACTAACGTAAATAATGTTGGTAATAATATTGCTAATGTAAATACAGTTGCTTCTAATATTACTGGAGTAAATAGTTTTGCAGAAAGATACAGAGTTCAAGCAGGTGTCCCAAGTACAGATAAAGATGTTGGTGACCTCGTCTTTGACCAAACAGCAGGGAAGCTAAAAGTTTTTGACGGCTCGTCATACCAGTTGGCAGGGTCAAGTGTGAACGGGACTTCAAGTAGGTATAAATATGTAGCTACAGCAAGTCAGACAACTTTTTCAGGTGCAGACGCTAATGGCAACACTTTAGCTTATGACGTTGCGTCAGGAACAGCTTTTGCCGATATTTATTTAAATGGTGTTAAGCTAGATACAACAGATTTTACAGCAACAGATGGAACTTCTATCGTTTTAGCTAGTTCAGCTTCAGTAAACGACATCTTACAAGTCGTGGCGTATGGTACATTCGAGTTAGCTTCCTTTAGTGCAAGTAATTTAACATCAGGTACGATTGACGGAGATAGATTACCTAGTCCAACTTTAACAGTTAAAGGTGATGGTTCTTCTACTGATGGTGCTATTCAATTAAATTGTTCACAAAATTCTCATGGTGTTAAAATTAAATCACCACCTCATAGTGCAGGTCAAAGCTATACTTTAATATTACCTCAAAGTGTTGGCACAGCAAATCAGGTTTTAGCTACAAATGGTTCTAGCACAAACCAATTATCTTGGATTGATGCAACAGAAACAAAACCAACAGTAGCAGATGTTTCGCAGACGATAGCTCCTGCAACAGCTACAACAATTACAATTACAGGTACAAACTTTGTTTCAATACCTCATGTTGAGTTTGTGAAAACAGATGGTTCAGTTACAGTTGCTAATACAGTTTCATTCACAAGTTCAACATCACTTTCAGTTAATGTAACTTTAGCTTTAGGTAATTATTATGTCAGAATTGAAAATCCTGATGGTAACGCAGGTAGAAGCACAAACAATATTATTACAGCTTCCACAGCTCCATCATTCACGACTTCAGCAGGTTCTTTAGGAACTTTCGCAGGTGACTTTAGTGGCACAGTTGCTACGATTGTAGGAACTTCAGATAGTGCAATAACTTTCTCTGAAACTACATCAGTATTATCTACAGCGAATGTAACTTTAAACACATCAACTGGAGCATTAACAACAACAGATTTCGGTGGCTCGTCTACGACAGCTACTACTTATAACTTTACAATCAGAATAACAGATGCCGAAGGTCAAACAGCAGATAGAAACTTTAGTTTCACTTCTAGCTTCGGTGCATCAGGTGGAGTGTTATTTAATTAATTATGGAGAAAATATATAATGCCTAGTTCATATGCTTTAAGACCAGTTACGAGTGCAGAAACAGCATTTAACAAACTTACAGTTTCTTGTTGGCTAAAAGGCCATGCAGACGGAACACAAAGAAGTTTTTGGGGAATATTTGACCAAACATCAAGTAATAGATTTTTTCATTTATATTATTCAAGTAATGGAAGTCTATATGGTTATTGGAAGCAAAATGAGGGAACTTTCTTTACATTAGGAACAACTCAAAAATTCCGTGACCCCAACGCTTGGTTTCATTTCCAAATGACAATGGACACCACTTTAGCAACAGCATCAGATAGAGTTAAATTTTATATGAATGGTGAGAGAATTACATCTTTTGAAGATAGCTTAGATACAGCTTCACCATTCACACAAAACGCAACTTGTAACATTTTAAGTAATACTGATGGCAGAATGATATGGGGTGCAGGAAAACAATCAGGTACACTTTATTATTGGGATAGATATATGTCTCATTGTCATATGTGCGTAGGTTATGCTTATGACCCCACAGAGTTTGGTAGCACAGACAGCGTTACTGGTGAGTGGAAAATAAAGGTCAATCCCAACGTGAGCTACGGGACTAATGGTGGTTGGTGGTTCAAAGATGGAAGTCAATTAACAGATAGCTCAACTAATTCAAACACTTTGACTACTGTTGGTGGCACACTAACTAATACTGAAGATAATCCTAGTAATGTTTTTGCTACATTTAATCCTTTATTTAGGCATGGTCAAACTACAAGTGGTTCAAGTGATTTCTTTGAAAATGGAAACACAACTTTTTATACACCAAGTAATAATGATGCAAGAAAAGGATTTTTTGTTTCAAGTTTAGGTATGAGTTCAGGAAAATATTATTGCGAAATGAAAGTAAGAACTGGTGGAAGATTATTTGTAGGAATTTGTAATGCAAATGTTCTTGACAGTACATCAGTTCCTTATGATGTAACTAATCAAAGTTTTCTTGGATATTATCCTGCTGATGGTACTATTAAATATGATGGTGATAGCACATATTCTACATCAGTTACAGCATCAGATGGTGATATTCTTGGATTTGCTTTAGACTGCGATAATAAACATTGGTATATCCATAAGAACGGAACTTACTTTAATAGTGGAGACCCAACTTCAGGTTCAACTGGTACAGGTTCTATAATTGGAAATGTTACATCAGGTTCATCTTATTTCAATCATGGTGAAATGTTTTTCTTTGCAGGAGATTTTTCAACAACAGGATATGCAAGAGTAGAATATAACTTTGGCAATGGCTACTTTGGAACAACAGCAATATCTTCAGAAGGAACTAACGCATCAGGTATTGGTAAATTTGAGTATGACGTTCCAAATGGAAACGGAAATACTTACACAGCTCTCTCAACAAAAGGACTTAACGAATAATGGCTTATACATCTATAAATAAATCTACAGACCATTTTAATACACTTACTTATAGTGGAACAGGTGGTAACGGAACAACTACTACACAAGCAATTACTGGAGCAAATTTTAGACCCGACCTAGTTTGGTTAAAACAAAGGTCAAGCACCCAACAACATCAAATTTGTGACAGTATAAGAGGTGCTAATAATCTTATTGCAACAAATTCAACTAATGCAGAAGTTGCTGATACTCAAATTATAAATTCTTTTGATAGTGATGGATTTACAGCAGGTTATCAAGACCAAGCAAACGATATAGGTCAAACTTATGTTTCTTGGTTATGGAAAGCTGGTGGTGCAACAGGTGTATCAAATACTGATGGTTCTATTACTTCCACAGTTTCAGCTAATACAACAGCAGGTTTTTCAATTGTTAAATGGACTGGGTCAGGCAGTAATGCACAAATAGGACATGGTTTAAATGCTGTTCCTAAATGGATTTGGATTAAGTCTTTAGATAACACTACTTGGCATATGGTTTATCATGCAGGTATTGGTAACGATAGTGAGTTAGGTTTAAACAGTACTAATTCGGCATCATCAAGTTCAACAGCTTGGCAAGACACAACACCAACGTCATCAGTATTTTATGTAAGTGGTAGTTCAGGTGATGGAGTTAATTATAGTGGTGATTATATTGCTTACTGTTGGGCAGAGAAAAAAGGATTTAGCAAGTTTGGTTCCTATCAAGGAAATTCATCATCAGATGGTGTATTTTGCTATCTCGGATTTAAGCCGTCTCTCGTTATAATAAAACAAGCAACAGGTGGAAATGCTAATGAAGTATGGAGTATCAGAGATAATAAAAGAGATACTTTTAATCCTATTACAAAAACTTTAATTGCCAATGCTAACTCAGCAGAAGGAACAACAAGTACTCATTATGTAGATTTTGTTTCTAATGGATTTAAAATTAGAACAGGAACAGAAAATGCACTAAATACTAATTATGGTTATATCTATATGGCTTTTGCAGAGGCACCATTAGTAGGAAGTAACAACGTACCATGTACAGCGAGGTAAAAAATTATGAGTAGAAACAGAGAATTAGCAAATATTATAGCAGGTGGTTTTACAGTAGACGACTTACCTACTTTAACAGAGACACAAATTCCAAACTTATCGGCAAGTAAGATTACTTCAGGTACGTTTGCAGATGCTAGAATTTCAGCATCTAATGTATCTCAACACGCTACAAGTTTTGATGACAACGATTTAGTTAATGATATTTCTACAATAGCATTAAGACAAGCATCTAACGAAAACAAAGTTGGTTACAATACTAATTCAATGTTTGTAGATGTATTTCAAGATAATTCTAAAATTGGAACTCAATCAAGTGCAGAGTTAGATAGCGTTAATGAGAAGTTAAGACCAAGAACTACACAGGCAACATCAGTACAAATAGACTATTTTAATCCTATTGGTGGTACTGATTATACTTTAAGAGGTAGTAATAGTATTACTTCATCTCTTAATTCTTCAGCACAAAATATAACTAGTTCTACTTTTCAAACAGTTGACCCAGAAACAGCTCGAACTTATGGTACTAGAGGTGGTTATCCAACTTACTTTAATAGTGTTGGAACTGACAGATGGTTGAGATGGGACTTTCAACAAAATATTACTTTTGCAGATAAATTAGCTTTTGGAAAACAAGATACTTATGGTGATGTTAGAGATATAAGATTAAGACATTCAACTGATGGAAGTAACTGGACTAATTTTGATTGGTCGCAAGTTAGTTTATTAAGCCAACATAAAAATTCAAACCAAGACACTAACTTTACAATTAGTACATCAGGTCAAGGTTCACAAGCTGATGGTTATATTCAGATGTCTAAAATTTATACAAACACTTCAAGTTATGGAACAGCTTATATTATTGTTAATGGTATGCCACAAATCACAGCTAGATACTGGGAAATGCAATGTTTAGACTTACATAGTTCAACAGCTAACACTAACGCAGGACTTGGTATATTTGCTCCTTACTATTTTCCATCAACAATCAATGCAAGTGGTTCAAGTGAAAGTACAACAATAACAGCTCCGTCAAGTGTTTCATCTATGGGTGCTATTATTACTTATGCTGATGAAGTTGGAACTAACACTTTAAACACAGATATAGTTTTAAAACTTTCAGCAGATAATGGAAGCAATTTTACTACAGCTACACTTACAGCAATGCCTGACTTTGCTAGTGGTATTAAGATGGCAAAAGTAAATGACCTAACTATTTCAAATGCAGGTACACAATTAAAATACAAAATAGAATTTGCTAATCAATCATCAACAAAAGAAGCATCTATTAGAGGAGTTTCACTTCAATACTAATGCCTAGAAAAAAAGTTACCCTAAAGCAATATGCAGAGCATACAGCAGGGGTACGACTTTCAGCACACGAAAAGTTATGTGCAGAGAGAATGAAGAATATCCAAGAGAGTATTAAAGAATTATTTAAAGAAGTTAAATCTTTGAGAGCTGAAGTTAGCAAAGGTAAAGGTGCAATTAGTGTACTTGTATTTTTAGGAACAGTCGTTGCAGGAATAATAGGATTTTTTCAATTAAAATGAAATATGTCCTAGTAATGTTTCTTTGCATTTCAGGACAAACTTGTATCGAAGAAAAAACTTCACCAGTTGAATACCTTACTCATTACGACTGTGTAAGTGATGGTTATATCCGTAGTTATAATTCCTTAATGGAACTAGGAGTAGATGTCGTAGACACAAATAGATTTATAGTAAAATTTCAATGTATGGGAGTAAAAGGTGAAAATATCTGACAACACATCAATAGCAATGCCAATGAGAAATCTTATTAGTATTGTAGTTGCTGTAGCTGTAGGTGTTTGGGCATACTTTGGAATAGTAGAGAGAATAAATACATTAGAAACTTCTAAACAATTAATGGAAGCTGACTTGTTAAAGAAAGCAGAGCAGACACCACGTAATTTAGAAATGCTGATGTTGATTGAACATAATTCAAAAATTTTAGAAAAACATCAAAAGCAATTAGATGACAATATACATACAAAAGTTTTGCTTATGGAAGCACAAAAGAAAATACAAAAATTACAAGAAGACGTAGAAAAATTAATTAGAAATGGGAGTACACACTAATGGTAGAAGTTATGGCTTTATTAATGTTTATGGGCGCAGACCAAAAATTAACTGAATTTACATATATGCCATCAGTCTCAAAATGTATTGAGAAAAAAAGGATTGCTACACGTAATAGTAATGCTCTTTATATATGTTCAAAGGTAAAGGCAGAACTATCTCCTGACAATAAAATCCTAAAAATAGTAAGAGACTAATGAGTGAAAAACTAAAAGAATTACATGATGTATTAGCTACAGAGTTACTAAAGAGAGTAAAAGACCCTGATGCTAAAAGTTCAGATTTAAATGTAGCTAGACAATTTTTAAAAGATAATAATATAGACGCTGTACCTACAGAGGACAGTCCATTAAAGAAACTAATGGAAGAACTACCATTTGATGATGAAAAAGCAGTCGTCAAAAATTAAGGACTTTCGTAATTTTTTATACTTAACTTGGAAGCATTTAAGATTACCTGACCCAACACCTATACAATACGATATAGCAGATTACTTATCTAAAGGTTCTACAAGAGCAATTATTTCAGCATTTAGAGGTGTAGGTAAGTCTTGGATTACAGCTTCATACGTCTTATGGCGTTTATTATTAGATGAGAATTTAAACATACTAGTAGTATCAGCATCAAAGAATAGAGCAGATGATTTCAGTACATTCTGTTTAAGATTGATGTCAGAGATGCCTATACTACAACATCTTTATCCTAAAGGTGACCAAAGACAATCAAAGATAAGTTTTGATGTAGCTACAGCAGGTGCATCTCAACAACCAAGTGTTAAATCTTTAGGTATCACTTCACAGCTTACAGGAAGTAGAGCAGATATTATTATTGCAGATGACGTAGAAACTTCAGGTAACACCCAAACTCAATTTATGAGAGACAAGTTATCTGAAAGTATAAAAGAGTTTGAAGCTATAATTAAACCAAAAGATAACAGTAGAATTGTATTTCTTGGTACACCACAAGTAGAACAATCAATTTATAACAAACTACAAGAGAGAGGTTATAAGATTAGATATTGGACTGCTAGATACCCAAGTGAGAAACAAATGCTTTCTTATGGCTCTAATTTAGCTCCTATGATTAATAATACTTGGAGATTAGAACTTGTAGGGCAACCAACAGACCCAACTAGGTTTGACGAAAAAGATTTATTAGAAAGAGAAGCATCTTATGGTCGTATAGGCTTTAATATGCAATACCAGTTAGATAGTTCATTATCTGACTTAAATAGATACCCACTTAAATTATCAGACTTATCAGTACTTACTTTAAATCCTGATGATGCTCCTGAAAAAGTTATATGGGCTAGTTCACCTGAACTTCAGCATAACGATTTACCTTGTGTAGGTATGCAAGGAGACGCTTATTATAGACCAATGCAAGTACAAGGTTCTTATCTTCCTTATACAGGTTGTGTAATGTCTATTGACCCGTCAGGTAAGGGGAAAGATGAAACAGCGTACTGTATAACTAAATTTTTAAATGGTAATATTTATTTAGCTGACATTGGTGGTTTCAATAGTGGTTATTCAGAACATACGTTAAGTAAATTAGTAGAAGTTGCTAAAAAGCATAAAGTTAAAAAGATATTGATTGAAGAAAACTTCGGTCAAGGAATGTTTAGCGAATTACTTAAACCATATTTAATTAAAGATTATCCATGCACTACAGAGCCTATTAGACAGCAATCTAATAAGCATAGACGTATATTGGATACTCTAGAGCCTATTATGGCTCAACACAGGCTTATTGTTTGTCCTACGGTCATTAAAAAGGACTATGAGAGTACAAACAGTATGTATCCCCAAGAAACAGCTTTGAGATACCAATTATTCTATCAAATAAGCAGACTTCAAAAGGGAGCTAATACGTTAAGCCATGATGACAGAATAGATGCCTTACAGATGTCTTGTCATTATTGGATACAACAACTGGCTAAAGACCAAGATTTAGCCTTTAAACAGCGTAAAGAAGAGCAATTTAGGGTTCAAGTGGAGAAATACTTCGGTGAACCTGCACCTTTATCTTGGATAAAGCTGTAATTAAGTGCCACCTTTGAAGAGAAACCACTATATATAAAGACAAATCAATTAAGTGCCACTTATGGAGAACTACTATAGTATAACTATAGTTTATCTTATGTTTACTTATCTTAATCTTATTTATTAGGCTTTGAATAAGAATGAATAAGAACAAGTAATAAGCAAAACTATAGATAATACTTTTCTATGTCCTTTCTACTATGTGGAATATTTAAGATAACCTAAAGATATACCTATATGGCTAAAGTTATATACCTTAACTCTCTCTTCAAGGGACAAAAGCCTGACAATAAGGCTATTAAGCTAATTAATGATGCCATTGTAGAAGCTAATGGGATTAATCCTAAAGCTAAACCAAAGAAAAAGTTAGATGGTAAGAAGTTTATCCTAAAGCATACTGAAGATTTTCTTCATCATGCAGTAGATTACTCAATGAATGATATGGGTGATGACTTCTACTACGAATAATTTGGTAAAAAAATCTGACAACCTTACGTATAGGCTCAAATTTTTTTTCTCCCCCATAGGCATAAAATAATTACAGGCAGGGGGGGGGTGTATTTTTATAGTAATTTTTTGTGTATCGTAGACAGTCTACTAATAATTAATCTAAAACCTACACAGAATATATCATTGCGTTGGTCTTCGAGACTACTGCACACAATTAAGTACCACTTATGACTAGATTAGCCCAAAAAAATAATTTACATTCATCTCTCTCATTATCTGTATTCTGAATTTATGAGTGATAAGAAAAAGAAACCTATATTTGCAATCAAAGCAGACAAAGACGGTAAGCCTATAGTTTTCGCAGGTATCAATAAATTAACACCTAACAAACCTTTAGCTGACCTTACAAAGAAGATTGCAGAAACTAATGAGAAGATAAAGAAATCATTAAAACCTCAAACTGATGCTATATCTTTACTTACAGGTAAACCAATAGAAATTAAATCGTACAATCCATTTGGCTTTAGTTCTAGAACAAACAGAGCAAGGTCAGGCATAATGAGTTTGCTATCTCAACCTGTAAATGGAAGAAGAGTTAGATATTTAGTTCCTAAAATAAAACCTGACAAACACAAACGTAGACCAGTAACAGGCACAGGTTTAACTTCTTATATGGATAGACATAAGTTAGAGAACCCAGTTGATTTTGCTAAAACTTTTCTAACTAAAAAAGGTAAAGATTATAATATTAAAGGTTTCATTAATTTAAGATTTTTATGTGAACAGATGAACGTAACTGTTGATGAAGCATTACTTTATATCTGTGAGGGTATGACAAGAAATAACTCACGTTGGCGTACTCATAGAATGGATAAGGAATACTGGAGAGGTTCACAATCAATAATAAATTTAGTTGAATACTTTGATGAAAAAGTAGC